TTCATATTAATTCACTTCATGTATATCTGCTTATATCTGCACCAACATACTAGATATATGGGTATCGCCTCCACCTCGTAAATGTAGCCAAGGTCTACACCCAAGGCTTCGGTGTTCGGCTCTAGTGCGTATTAAACAAGATAACTGTTCGTATATTTGAAAATAGTTCACTGGTGAATCCGTTATCCATATTTGTCGTTTTAGGAACGCCAAATCTGGACGGATATGCTCTTTCTTCTGTTCTTGACAAGCAAGAACCAAATAGCACACCAATCAGTATTCCCAAATATACTTTACCAACTTTCCAAAAGTAGCAAAGGGGATTCGTTTTTTCTTAGTAATTAGAAACTTGAACGCTTTCAGCGTCCATCTAATCACTAATTCAATTAAAAGTAATCGCCCCATGGCGAGAACAATGATAACAATCCCATTGGGTCGTCCCGAAAGTAAATAGCTAATTTACATAATCCCTTATATCCGTGAAGAATATCATAAATGCGTATATGATATCCTTCCGCTCCATTTAGAGAGAAGATTACTGGTAGACACAATAAACGAAATATCGTCAGGACTACTCCTCAACAACTATTGTGCCATATGCACGACAATATTATCGATTGTGCTGTACCTAAATTAACTATTTACTTCAAGCCCAAGCTGATTGTTCGTACTGGAACTAAGTTTTTTTAATTTTTAAAAAGAAAGGATTACATATGGTACATTTAACCAAACCAACAGTAGCATTAACAGTTGGAAGATTACAACGTTCTCAGCTACTTGAATATCTTAAAAATTCAATACTCATCTCTAAAGAATATTATTTGTATATTGAATTTAGAATGTTTTATCTAAGTCATAGAAACAAAGGTAATTCAGTTCAAGACTCAATAGACTACGCTCTCTTAGAATGGGATTTAGCTTAGATAAAACAAAAATAAACAAAATGGTTGAAAAATTAATCATAAAAACAAAGGAGTATAAAATGAATATACCAGAAGTAATATACACAAAACTAGCTCAGTTAGACATAAGGTTAAAAGAGTTAGAGGAGAAATTAGAATATGCAAGGTCAGTAGAAGATACAGACCAAGTAGAAATATTAGAACATGAATTTTTCCAAATAATATTAGAAAGATTAGGAGTAGATAATGATGAACCAAAATTATTACCAGATTTAATAGAAGGAGTAGACAATGCGTAGATACGAAAAAGCATTTATTTATTTCTTAATAGCGTTTTTAACCAGCTACATGGTAGCACAATACATAAGAGTATTGATTTAACAGGAGGATTATATGATTATAAAAACATTAACAGCATTAACACTAGGTGTAAAAGCTGGAGCTAAGGTGACTAAATGGTTGATGAGGGATGATATTGCAAAAGGCAAAGAAATCTTAAATAAAACACCATACATCAAAGATGTAGAGTTTCACAATCCAGTAACATTTAAACAAAAAAAAGGAGTTAAATAATGACAACTATATTAGATAAATTACAAATTGTTGAGGCTGATATTGAAAAAATATTTAAAGCAAAAATGATAGCTTTATATAAAGATCAAGCTGATTCAGATGTTGAAAATTTCGATTGTGAAAAAGATATGGAACAACATATTAGGGGTTTAGAGTTTAGAAGAATGGGTTGTCAAATGCAATTAGATAAACTTGATTCAGATAGTAGAGATTCTATTGTAGAAACTGGAACTTCAACGCCTAATGATGATGAAATAAGTACAACATCTTCGGCAGATAGGGAGCATAAAGCAGATATATGGAATACAAAATTCAATATATACAACTTAAAAGTCAAAGTAATTAAAGAAGTATATTTTGAATTATTCAAAAAACAATATGTTGCATATAATGGGGTTAGCCCAAACAAACCAAGAATTAACAAAGCAGTTAAACATTGGAACAAAGCAATAGAACAAAATGTTCAAGCTAAAATAAAAGAAACTTTAGCAACTAAGCATTAATTACTCCAATAAGCAGTATCTAGGTGGTTCTAGGTACTGCTTTTTTTTATCTTCGAGGGTAAGGGGAAAAGAGCGATACCGAGTACCGAAGGTACGAGGGAGCGATACCGAATACCGAGCGAAGCGAGGCTCAATGAATAAATATTTTACAGGAGAATACATGAATAAATATCAAAAACTAGGTGAGTTTGCTGGACAAAATATAACAGGAGTAGCTGGAAGTTTCATACTAACAGAAGAACACGGAAACTATATGTTAGATAAAGTAGTAAGTGAACAAGACACACAAACATTAACAATAATACATACAGATGATTACCATAAAACTACGTGGAAGGTAATGTATATAAAAGAATCAGTAGAAGAAAAAGTATGATTATTAAATACCATCATACTGAAGATTTTTATACAGGTATTCAGCAAATAGTTATGAAAGGATTAACTTTCGAGGCTAATTATACAGAACTTACAATAAAATTATTAGGAGGATTTTAAAATGAAAATAATAATAACAGTATTACTAACGAGCTTAGTAACAATAGAACTATGCAATTTAATTATTTACTACAATCAAGTGGGAGGAAACATATGTCCATAACAGATGAAATAAAATTATTAGAAAAAGTTAGAAAAGATTTAACACCTATCACAACAGATGATGTGGTAACTAATGCGTATAAGCTTAGTGCTTTCGCATTAATAGTAAATGCAATTAAACATCAATGGGAGTTACAACATGAAAATAACAAAGGAATTTGACAAACAAAGCCAGAAACTAGGTACGTTTATGATCTTACTCATAACACTAGGTCTTGGCTTTATAGTAACATTACTTGTAGCTGGAGTTAATCCAACACTTGTAATCAGTATTGTATCAGCTCCTATGTGGGTAGGTATCATCATACTATGCTTAAAACTAACCAGACAGATACGAGGTAAGTAATGACTAACGAAGAATTAGCAAAAGAATTTCTTGTAGGTAAAACAATTATAGATATTTCTTATACAAAAGAAATGAATCAAGATATGTTAATACCTACAATCACATTAGATAATAAAGTTATATTATATATTCAAAATGATGATGAAGGAAATTCATCAGGAACAATCCATACAAATATAGAAAATCATATGGTTTTAATGCCACAAAAAGTATTTGGAGATTAGATATGAGTATAGCATTTAAGAATTGGGTAATGAATGAACAAGAAAAAGATGAGGCTAAAATGGTAGAAGAATTAAAACATAAAGAATTATTACAAGATATTAAAATGACTTTGCGTAAAGTATTAAGTTCAGAAACAATGACACTAGATGGCAGAGGTAAACTAAACACCGTGATTAATATTGTTAATAAAGAAATCATAAGGATTGAAAACATAGTAGATAATCACGAAAAATGGGAGAACGCACCATGTTAATGGCAGTAGCACACAAACAAGAATCAGATATGTTTAGCAAGTTTGATATACATCCTGACGCAGATTTTGACGTTAAATTACGTAATATATTTAACGTTAACCACGAGATTATTCCTGATAAAAAAGAAATATATCGTACAGATACTAATGACGGATTAGCTGTTGTTAGTTCAACATACAAGACACGATCATATAAAAAGGCGATAGATCATTTTAATAATTTAATATTAAATTCAAACATAGACACAAGTGACGTAGAGATAAGAGATACAGTAGATAACAATGGAGCAGTCTATTTACGAAACTGGAGATTCAATAGAATCAAAGGTGTTAAAATGTTTGATGACCCTAGAGAACGTAGTATTTTTGAGTTTCAATTTAGATCTTCGCACAATCAACGATTTGCCGAAGATTTAATTGCATGGTCAAGATACCTATGGTGTGATAATGGTTGTGCAAATGCAGATTGGTCGCTCCATGTTAGAATTAAACATAATACTACTAAAAGTATCGAGATGGATTATAAAGCTATTGATGAAGCTGTTACAAACTTTATTCAAGGTGAAGAAGAAAAGAAACAATGGTTGGAAAAATCTATAAATCTTTACACAGTAAAACAATTATTTAAACAAACATTAGCTTTTACACCAAGAGATACACATACACAGCCTTGGTATAGTGAAAATCAAATGGATGTATTAAGTAAACTATACAAGAAATACAGCGATAGATATGGTGAAAATATCTTTGCAGTATTTCAAACAGCTACCGATTGGTCAACACACGTTAAGACCAAAGGTAAAATATATAACGTACAAGAACGTAGAGGTTCACGTATAAAAGACATGATGAATAACGAAATATGGTTAGATCATACAGAATATAAATAGGAGATTATATGTCATACAAACAAGCTGAAAAAGGGCATTACTACAAAACAGTACCTAGAACATTTCACAATGATATAACAGTACATATCATTAGAAATACTAGAGCTGTGTCATATGTAGGTAATGATGTATGGCAAGTAATGATTGATGATTCTACGATAGACAAAAAAGGGAGAAGTCTTGGCTACTATGCAACGTACAAACAAGCAAAAGCAGTAGCCAAGCAACACGTAGAAAATATGTTATTAGATATGGCTATTAAACAAGCCGAATTATTAAATTAATTCAGATCGTATTAATACCTTCTGAATAAGGGAGTGGTGTGGCCACAGGCACTTATCCACTCCCCCATGGTTTTAAAGAACACTTCTACTGAACTATACTGAGATAGCTACTCAGAGGTATTATACTGCCTATAGAGAAAGTATATAGTAGAAGATAGGGAGTAAGTATGACCTTTTGATGAGGGAAATTTACTCCCCCAATGGTTTCCCATTATGCAGATGGGGATAGCGTATGGCTGAACAACAATACCTAAGTTGTAAGGCACATTGTTAATGAGATATGGGCAAATGCCTGATGTAGTTAATGGTGGTACTGAAGTAATAGTTAGTCAGAAATGATTAGGCGTGAAAAGGTTGGAGGTAATCATTTAGTCCTCCTACGCACTTTTTTTATTGATAAAAATTGAAATTATTGTATTTTTATCCACATGGAGAAAGCACTAGGTACATCTTTTCATGAACAGCTAATTCCACAGTTTGTAGCTAAACGTCACAAACTTGGAATGTCGCAAATGGATTTAGATGAAAAAATTGGAGTAGCAAGAGGTTTGGTATCCAAATGGGAAGTTGGAATACGTAAACCTAGTGGCTTTTTATTCTGTGTATGGGCAGACGCTTTGGGATGTGAAATGTGGCTAAAAGAAAAAACACAATAACAATTCCTAATATGTGGTTCTTCAAAATGAGTAGAGAAGAACGTGTCCAACACCAAAAATGTAATGGAACTGAATGTAAAGAAGATGGAATATTCAGTCCTGATAGTTGTAGAACTTGGTACTGCGGAAAACATATGGAGGAAAATTATGACAGACCCAATTAATCCTGATTACTATAAAAATTATTCTATTCAAGTAACAGACGCAATTCAATCTTGGAATCTAAATTACTGCCAAGGAAATATTATAAAATATATTGTACGTTGTGGTAAAAAAACAACAGACCCAATTCAAGACTTAAATAAAGCATTATGGTATATACAAAAGGAAATTTCAAAACATGAGCAATTATCAAAAAACAGTTATACGAAATCTAATAAATAAAATTGGAAGGACACCGAATAAAAGAAAAAAAGAACCATTACCTCCACATGAAAGAACAGAAATATGGAGGAATAAAATTTTGGTATTTGTATTAAAACATGGTTTTCTAATGGGAAAAACATTTATACAGTTTGAAAAAGATTTTAGAGCTAATAAAATACCAAGAGAATATATTACTAAAATTAATTCAGCTATGAGGAGAGCAGAAAATGAAAAACAAAAACAATATAAAAAAAAGACCTAATGGTATAGGTGGTACTGACGCTAACAAATTAGTACATGACGATACATGGTTAGATTTATATGATCTTAAAGTTGGTAATACTGAACCAGAAGATTTATCAGATGTATTACCAGTACGTATAGGTACAATTACCGAAGATTTAAACCGAGAATGGTTTACTAAAGAAATGGGTTTGCAAGTAACTCAAGAACAAGAAAGATGGTACAACGATAGTGGTACTTTCAAAGATAAAAAAGATTGTTACATTTACGGAAGTTTAGACGGATTAGTTGTTGCTAGTATGGAAGCAGAAGAAGCTCCAATAGCTGTGTTTGAAGCAAAACATTCAGGTCAATTTATGGATACACCTAAACAACATATTAATTTAATTGATAGATATTATCCTCAATTACAACATTATATGATGTGTGCTAAATTAAAAAAGTCTTATTTATCAATATTTTTTGGCAACAGATCACATAAAATATTTACTATTGACGAAGATAGTAAATTTCAAAAACTTTTATTGAAAGCATACAAAGTATTTTGGAAAGCTGTTCAAGATAAAAAACCAATAGATACAAACTGGAGGGAATTTCATGGCATTACAGATGAACCAGTATCCGAATAAAGCTGGATATAAAAAAAGAAGAACAAGTAAACAAGCTAGTTTAGAAATTAAAGCACCGACAATACGTCAAAAATGTTTATCGGTTGTAAAAAATAAAAATTCATATGGAGCAACACCAGATGAAGTAGCTGATTTATTAAATATATCTATACTAAGTGTAAGACCAAGATTTAGTGAATTAGTTTTGAAAGGTTGTATAAAAGATACAAACAAAACAAGAAAAAACAAAAGTGGTAAACAAGCTATTGTATGGAAATATATAAAGGAGGAAGAATGATACAATCATTTATTAACTTTATAACTTTTTATAAAAAACCAAAAAAAATAGATTGGGTAAAATTTCATATGCAATTTACAGATGAACCAAATTGTAAATATATTGATAATACATTTTATAATAAAAGAAACTCAGAAAAAGCTAGAGAAAAAATTAATAATCTAATGAAAACATAAAGGAGATAATATGACAGATAATAAAATTGTTTGGGATAATTTCAAACACACAGACCCTAAGTTTACTAAAAGGTTTAGATCAAAGTTTGGTCGTGAGCTTACAACAGTAGACCCAATGTATCAGATCATGCGTATGACTGAAATGTTTGGTGCAGTAGGTAGAGGCTGGACTTACACAGTTAATTATACTTATACTGATAAACTTGTATTTGCAGAAGTTGCAGTAGCAACAGATAAAAACAAAGATGGGTTTTGGAATCATTATGGGCCAGTTAGTTCAGTAGAACCATTATATAATTCAAAAGGTGGATTAGATGATGAAGCACCAAAGAAAGCTATGACTGACGCTTTAACAAAAGCATTTAGTCATTTAGGATTAAGTGCAGATGTATTCTTAGGATTGTTTGACAATAATAAATACATTCAACAAATGACGGAGAAGTTCAAACCTCAAGTGGCTGACGCTTCTAAAATTAAATTAACAAAATAGAGAGGAATATTATGTATAATAATTTAACAATAATTGGACGTTTAGGGGCAGACCCAGACGTTAAAGAAACGACAAAAGGCGATAACTATGCGTCTTTATCCGTAGCTACTAATGAACGCTACAAAGGTAAAGACGGAGAGTATAAAGAGAAAACACAATGGCATAAAGTCATGGTGTTCAATCCACAAGTTGCTTCTAGCTTACAGAAATATATGAAGAAAGGTGATACGATTATTGTTCAAGGACAAGTAGAGTATCGTTCATATGAATCTGACGGAGTTACAAAATATGTAACTGAGGTAGTTGTTCCACGCTTTTCAGGTAAGGTTCAATTAATTCCAATGAACAAAGGTGGTGGTCAACCAGCTAAAACTTCTGCACCTAGTACAGAACCAGCAGTTGATATACCATTTTAATTAAAAGTTTAGTGGGCAATAGCTATACCAGTACCCTCCTTGCAAATTTGGGTGATAGGTTTTCTTATTTCACATTCGTATTATATAAACTCCTATATAGTGAAGTAAATGTTTTCCCTATCAGCTATTGTCCACGGCTAAAATGAAAATAGAAAAAATCATCATGGAAATATTAGCTAAGAAATATATTAAAATTTGTGAAGAAAATAATATGTGTTTTCCTGATTATGAGGATTCTTGCAAAGAAGAAGCAGTTAAGGAAATAACTAAAAAGCAGATTAAACGTGTCTATAAAAAGCAAAGTAAACTGTCAAATAATGTTAAAGTACATAAACCTAAACTATCGTTTTAGTGCGTAGCATAATTATAAATTATATGGATTATCAAGATTATGATTCATTTAGAAGAACCAACAATTTCTCTAGAGCAAATCTTTCAGGAATGGATAGATTACCTAATAGACGTAGGGAAAGTAAAAAGAGAAAATATTAATTGGAAACTTCTTCAAGAAGCTATTGTTGAACTAGAACTACAAGGATATTTAAATGCTGGACGAAAATTACATTAAAGAATCTATCATGGAAGCTGAAGGCTTCCGAGATACTATATACATGTGTACCGAAAATCATAAAACGATTGGATGGGGGCATAAATGCGTAGAAGATCATTGGAGAGATAATACTGCATATCCTGAAGGATATTTACGAGAAGTATTTGATATTGATTTTGCTAAAGCGAAATCTCAAATGAAAGAATTGTTAGCTCAAGAAGATTTAGACATTAAATCTGAAGCTCAAAATATTTTAATTGAAATGATATTCCAAATGGGGAAGAATGGCGTATCAAAATTTCGCAATATGATGAAAGCTTTACGTGGACATAACTATTCTTTAGCGAGTTCTGAAATGTTGGATAGCCTTTGGGCTAGGCAGACACCCAATAGAGCTAAAAAATTATCAGATTTGATGAAATCCATAGAAACATAGATTTTTAATACGCCTAAAATCTAATGATTCTTTTAGGTACAATCACACAGCGAGGGTGCTACAAAGCCTCTGAGAGCTAAATATGAGCTACTTTTTCCAGTTAGTTGCCACCTTTTCAGCACTTCTTCCAGCAATATAGCCTCCGACACCTATTGTAAGCAAATTCCACATTTGATCAGGAATTGATAGTTCAATTACTGTTCCAAAAAAGAAATTTGTAAAAGGTGCTATGATATAATTGTTTGCAATTACAATTATACAAATCCACATCAAAGCTGGACGCCAAGTAGCTGTGAGCCAATGCTTAGATTCTGCTTCGGCTTTAATAATATTTGATTTAGCTATAAGCTCCTCATGATCGCCATTTAATAATTGAGTGTTAAGTTCATGCTTGAGCTTCTCTTTTAAATCTTTATCAGGTACAGCCTTATCAACTATACCACCGACAATTTTTGCTATTGGCCCAACAGCGTTCAATAGAGGTAACATTAAAATATTATTCCGTATAAAATCATACAAACAATTATTGCTAATGCACCTACAATAATTTTTCCTCTTTTGGTTAAGCCTTTCCAAAAGTATTTTACTTTATCCATAATCTCTCTCCAGTCTATCCATAGAAATAAAATTCTTTTCTTGGATATGGTTATCCCAGATAGCTAATTCTACAATTCCGTAGCTCCATCCAGTCATATTAAGCTTTGCATACTGCTCAACATGGTTCATTGGCAACGCACATCCGACATTTACTATGCGAACGTACTTTTTATCCCCTATTTTAGGGGCTTTCCAATCTCTATCTTTGTGCGTATGTCCAAATACCAGATCATGCAAACAATCATTTGCTATTGATATTTCTGCATTACGCCCACCGTATTCTTTACCCATTATATTTTTAGGTACATGAGTGAACCCTACTCCACTTATAAAAAATATATCTCCGTATTCAGAAGTATTCCATCCAGCATTATGATACGAGCTATATAACTGCTCTTTCATAATACCTTCTATTTCAGGAATATTTTCTTCAAAGCGATGAACACGAACTTCATGATTACCAAACGTACAATGTTTAGGTACATCATATGTACCCATACCTTTATTCATCATAGCCATAGCTTGACGTAGTGAATGTATATCCACCATGAAAGCGTCTTTTAATTTACCTTGCTGAGAATCATTCTTTTGAAAAAAGCTTAAACTATCAAAGCTACCAAAGTCACCTATCTGTACAACATAATCTGGTTTGGTATTTTTAATATGTTTACCAATCCAATAGAAACGATCTTTAGGTATATCAGGACTATCGTGGGTATCCCCTATAACTAAAACTTTATGACCTTTAAAAGAATTTATTTTAGAATTGTTATTATTTTTATTGTTGTCCATATAAATGTTACTATTCCACCAAGCCATAGAATAGAACGAATTGCTCCTTTACCAGTAGCCATTTCTTCTTTTAACTTTACAACTTCCATACGATTTTCTTTAACCTCAACTTCAATACGATCTAACGCTTTTGTAATCGCTAGTACCTGAGATTCCCAATCGGTCATTTTTTCTTTAGAACTATGACTAGTATTATTACGAGGATAACTAAATTCAATACGGATATATCATTAGTTAGTAAGTGTCCTATTGAGCTATTAGGTATCATTACATTTTGCTCAATGGATTGTTTAAAGCTTTTTTAATTTGCTTATCAACATCAGTTTCTAATTGTTTCATATCTACCTCTATATCTTTTATTACTTCTTTTAATTCTTTTGCATTTGAACGAGAATCTTCTTTGACACGTTGTTCTACATCTTCAACAATCGTTTCAATTCTACGTACATCAGATTTTAAATCATTTTTTAATTCTTTAGCTACATCTGCTACCAGCTCTACTTCTTCTAAAATCATAGAGATTTCAGATTGCAACATAGTTACTTTTTGTTGAAGTAAATCTAATCGTTTATCAAAACCACTTAGATCAGGTGCAGTATATTCAGTTATCTGTCCTTTCATATCAAGATAGTCTTTGTAAAATTCAAAGCCACCCCATAGACTACCACCAAATGTTGTAAGAGCAGTAAGGATTACCATGATCTTTCCACCCTTAAACTTTATTCCACCTACATCTACTTCTGCCATTGACTATCAATCATATCGTTCATTAATCCATCACTACCAGCGAATAGGTAATAACCAGCAATACTGTTATCAGTAATTGTAGCGTCAGGTATACTCACATTGGAAAAGAAACCAGCTCTATCATTTAATTGAAGCTGGGAATCAAAAAATGTCTTACTATCTCCTAATACTTGCATAACAATTAATGTTTTAGTTTGAGCTACATCATCATATTTTTGTTTATCATCAATCTTTTTTAAGATTTTTTTAACTGCTTTCTCTTTAGCAGTTTCTTTCTTTTCTTCTTTAGGCTCAGGTTTACTTTCCTTTTTATTCTCAACAGTCTTTTGTGGGCTTTCTTTAGGCTCTGGCTTTTCTGCCACATCTTCTGTAGTTTCCTCAACTTCTTCTGTAACAGGTTCAACATCTGATACCTCCATTTCCATTTCTATTTCAGCTTCAATTTCAGATTGAATTTCTATTTCTATTTCTATTTCTTCTATTTCTATCTCTACTGTTTCGTAGGTAGGTTCATCTATCTCTATTGGTTCTAAGATTAATCCTTCATTACTATCAATAGGATTGTTAGCCTCAAATACATCTTCAACAACATCAATAATATCTTCAGGTGTATCTATGTTTAACGCTATAAACATTTCTACAGAAGTAATAGATTCAGTAATTATTGTATTGATAACGTTATAGAGCACATTAACTGTGACGTCATCAAACAAGGGGCCAATACTAAGATTAATATCTCTACCTCCTATTTCTATAACAATAGTTGTTAAGCTACCTGAAAAATCAAATCCACTTTCATATGTTTGATAGCCAGAATTAGTACCACTAGCTGAAAGAATATCCGTTCCTGAAAATACATTAGTGTTACCATCTTTACCTGTAATATGCATATAGATAGAATCACTAGCGTCTTGTTTATCTACCTTAATAGAATAATTAGTTTTACCACCATGCGTAATATTAAGATCAGAAATATCTATTGTATTAACAAATGTTGTTCCCATTCCTGATACACCCATAGCAGAAGTAGAATTGCCAGAACCAGTTATTGAAGCACATTTATCAGTACCAAGATTATAACAACCAGAACCACTTGGCATAGTAGCTGGGCCTTGACCACCCCAATCAATATCCATATCTCCTTCTTTAGAAGATACAACATAATCATTATCGCCATCTAAAAGATCACCAGAATCTTCATTGGTAACTGTGGTAGTTGTTGTTGTAGTTTCAGTAGTTGTTGTGATGGTAATACCATCAGCTTCATGTTCAATAGTTTCAGTAATTACTTCATCAATAATTTCTTCTATGGTAGGTGAACAAAGACCAATCGTATCAGTAGAACAATCTACTGCTTTACTAGAAAAGGATAGGAATACCGATATACATAGCCATAGCCATAAATATAAATTTGGCAAACTCATCATCACTTCCCTCAACTGGTTTTATTATTTCTTTTTGATTGAAAACTTTTGAACCTTCAGGAATTAAATCAGCATTTAATTTCCATTCTTCAAGAGCTTCTGCTCCAATCTTTCCATTAATTGGTGGTGGTGTTCCAGCCATTATCATAGCGTCAAATACACGAGGGTCACTTGATAATAAACTTACTGCGGCAACCTTCATTCCCATTCCGTATAATGATCTAGCTAATTTAATACGTTCACAGTTTTCATCTGTGATTGTAATACCAGAAGCTATACCTAAGATTTGTGTTTGTACTGCACCTGACGTAGCTGTCTTACATATATCAGAATTGTTAACAACAACACTAGGAGCATTAGCAGTTGGTGGAGTATTATTAGTTACTACTGTTGAAGATACAGTATTAGTATCAGCACTTTTTGCACTTGTGACAGCACTTACAATAAGGATAAAAGTTAATACAAAAAAAAGAGTTCTCATTCAAATTCGCCATCTAATTCTAATCTTAATGATTTAATCTTATAAGAGTTTTCTAAGATTTCATTTTTAAGTTCAAGAACATTTTGATTTGCTTGAACATTTTCTATATTTGTTTTTAATAATTCAAAGTCAGAAAATAATTTACCTACTATAAAAACATTACCACAAGCAGCACTAATTAATCCTAAAGCTATTAGAATATTTTTCCCTGAAAGGTTTACTTGCATTTAAGCTCCACATGAATCACATTCATCAGGACAAGCACAATCTTCTTTTCTTACAGCACCACAATCAGGACAAGGATTAATCATAGTTCCTCTGGAGGTTTATAACCAGTCATAGCTGTAACCTCTGCTTGTGTTAATCCTAATCCTAAAAGTTTATCATTACCTTTTTTAGCATCTGTTTCTTTTAATGTTTCTTTTTCTTTTCTTGCATTAATTTCAGCTTGTGCTTCTGCTTCTTCTTTATCAGCTTGTGCTTCTTCTTCTGCTGTATAAGGATACTCTTTTCCATCAATCATTTTTATTCTTGTCATATTAACTTCCCTTTAATCCATAATGGTTAATTGTTACTGTTGCAAAAGTACCTGCTGACGGATAAAATTTCATACCCTTAATTGCATTTGAACTATCAGTATAACAAGCACCACCAAAATAAGAAGTATTAGAGCCACTTGAATTTCTTTCAAATGCTCCATTCCACCAAATCCTTTTTAATCCTGTTGCGTCTGGTTTTCCTAACCAAAGTGTTAATCCACTTTTATAAGTTACATAATTATCTACACCACCAAACAACATAATTTTACTTGTACTTGTTGACTCTTGCGTTCTTGCAGAGCCATCAGCAGAAAATCCATGATTTGCATAAACATAACCACCAGTACCTTCTGTACTTGCGTCAGTATGAAAAATTCTTGCGTAAAAATCACAGCCATCATCACTTACATCTAAATCATTTACAATAAACATATGTGTATCGTATGTGCCATCAAAACCTGTTGTAAAAGAAAGTGAACTAGCACTTGTTGATGATTGAGATTGTATTAAAACTAAATCACTAGCTATACCAGTTAAACTAGCTCCACTAATAGCTGGTAAATTACCAGTTAATACTGTTGCGTCTAAAGCTGTTGCTGATCTTGCATTTAATTTAACTAAGCTCATGGTTTACTCCAAATTGAATGTGTTAATTGTCCAAAGTTATCTTTGGTTTTATCTTTTTCTTTTGCTAATAATTCATCATATTTAGATGAGTCATAGTTTGCTGTAATATCACGAAGATTTTTTCTATAAGTTTTCATTTCATCTGTAAGTGTATGGTCTTGCAAAGCATAATAATCTGACTCCATAAGTTTTTGATTTCTTATTTTTCTTATTTTTGCAAGTTGTATAATTGGTTTTTCATCTGCATCTCTTTTAGCATCTGCATCTTTCATTGCTCTTTCCCAATCATTCATATCTCTAAAGACACCACCAGATTGTATTTTGTAAATTATTTCTGACATATTTTAACTTTCATTAAATCCATAGCTTATTATTGTTGCACCTGCTCTAATTCCACCACTAGAATAGTAGAAAAATAAACCTCTCATTTCTTGTTCATCATCAATATGACCAGCATTATAAGAAGCAATAACTGATGCTTTATCATTATCTATAAAACTTCCATGTCCAGTAAATCTTGTTGTAGTATTTTGTCTAGGTTTATAAAAAGTAAAAGTTGCATTATATCCTAACCAAGCCGCATCTTCTTCACTATCATCAGAAATTTGAAATTGTGTTTGGTCAACACCTGTATTACTTGCTACATTACCATCATCATCAAAATAACGACAAGCATATCTATATTTACCACCTGTCACAATTCCTGATGTATCGTGCATTCTCATTCTCAAACTTGCACTATCAACTGTAGCTGTAAAATCTTCTAATACAACTAAGTAATTTGCAAAATCAGTTGTAAATAAATTATCAATATCAAAATCTCCATTAGAGCCAAGAACTTCTCTTTTAATAAATGTTAATCCACCACTAGGTGCTGTTTTAAAAGTTTGGTCTCCATATAATACTGTGCTTGAAGAAGCTGTACCACTTCCAAGATTTGCTGTTGGTACTACACCAGTTAATTTACTAGATGCCATAGCAGAAATTTTTGCGTCAGTTACAGCAGAACTTTGAAGTTTAGCAGTAGATACTGTGTCATCACTTGGTACACCAATATTATTAACATTACCTAATACTAGGATTTGATTTATAACATCAGAACTAGCAAGAGAACTTGCAAAAACTATTGTGTCATTAACAATATTAAAACTGCTACCAGCAGTTTGCAAAATTCCGTTTAGTACTACCAAACAATGTGAACTACTTTGAGGATATACAGCAACACCCCCTTGTCTAAGGTTAAATGTGGTTGAACTCGAAGTTGTTATACTATCAAGTATTTTAAAATCTCCTGTTGTCGGAGTAGCTCCTATATATGTCATTTAACTATCCTTTAATCCATAAATATTAATTGTGTAATTTTCTAAATTTTGATTATTTCCTAAAATATATAATCCTGTATGTGATTCAGCACCATGATATGAGCCACCACCCTCATAACTTGACAACACAGCACTTTCATCAAATTCTGTAAATGTGCCTTGAATACTTGTTCTCACACCAGAATTAAAAGCATTAAATATTTGCATTTGAAAATAACATGAAGGGTAATCATCATTACTTATTGTACCACCAGATAATTTAAATTTACTATCTCCACTATTATCATTAATACTAGCTGTTGTTGCACCATAGTTAGCACCTGTCCAAATATATTTATAATTAGCACCTTCTTGAGTAGAGCCACTTGAGCCACCTGTTCTAAATCTTAACCATACTTGAGAGCCACCACTTGCTAAATTTACATAACCTACAACTAAATAATTTGTATAAGTAGAAGTAAAAATATTATCTAATGCTAAATGTCCTACATTTTGACCAGTAGCACTTGCACCACCTACTCTTACTATTCCTGGACTAGCAATCCCAGTTAAACTACCACCAGCTAAAGCTGGAAGTGTAGAGCCACCTAAATTTTCAGCTGC